TACACCTAAAACAGAACAAGCTAAATTAGGCGTTATGATAGTTCAAAAGACTTTAGATATAATTAAATTTTTAAAACCTGATTATTTTTTTATAGAAAACCCAAGAGGAAAATTAAGAAAATTAGATGTTGTAAAAGGTATACCAAGAACGACTATATGTTATTGTAAATATGGCGAAGATAGAATGAAACCCACAGATATTTGGAGCAATTTTATACTTGAAGAAAATACATTATTAAGTGAGGACAATAAATTACAAGGTTGGAAACCAAGAGAAATGTGTTTTAATGGAAATAAAAATTGTCATCATCAGTCAGCCCCAAGAGGATCAAGAACAGGTACACAAGGATTAAAAGGTAACTATGAAAGAAGTGTAGTACCCTATGAATTATGTAAAGAAATATTAGAAAGTTTATAAAAATAACCAAAAAAACCAAAAAATTATGAAAAAGAATATAGAATTTTATAGAGAATGTTTAAAAATAGAATTAAGAAAACCTTTTAATCAAGTGGACTATATGTATATGCGACACTTGGATAATAAAATAAATGAATTAAAAAAAATAAAATCATGAAAGAATTAATAGAATTAATACACAAATTAGATGAAGAAAAATATGTTAAGTTTTCAAATGATTATAATATATACTCAGAAGAAATTGAACAGGTAGATCATCAATACAATGAAATAAAACGATTTGTAAACACCTTAACGCACAAAGAAATTAAAGAAATTAAAGAAGATTTAATAAACTATTTAAATTAAAAATTATGAAAACAAGAAATGATTTAGAATACGCAAATTCTCAACCAAATGAGAATGAATTACAGAAAAAAATAGACAATTATATAGAGTGGTTTAGAACAGATAATTCAGATCCTCATGGAGAGTTAGAATGGTTAATAGATTCACTATTAAATAGTAAACACAAGGAAGATATGGAATCAGTATTAGAAGATACCTATGAACTTTATAGTGGAAACTTTGAAGATAATAATAACTAAAATTAAATAAAATGAAAAAAATATATATAGATAATTCAACATTTATGGAGTACATAAGTGAATTAGCAACACAAATAACAAATATGAATTTTGGTGCAGATACATGGATAGAAGATGAACATGGAATGAGTTTGTCAGATGAAGCACAAGATTTTTATAATGAGATGTGTGATAAGTATGAAGCGTTAACTAACAACCTGTTAGGTGTATATAGCCATATTGAATTAGATAATTTAAAAGATATTGCAAAGAGTTATAGAGAATTAAAATTAAACAAATAAACAATTAAAAACTAAAAATTATGGAAAACAAAATAGAATTTACTCAAAAGGCTAACGAGGTTAGTAAAGCAATAGAAATATTAACAAAAAATGGGTACTATACTGGAAACCTGTGGCGTACAGAGGATGTAACCCAAATGATAGATTGCACAGAAAAACAGGCAGAGCAAATATTAGATTCAGTATTTGATGGAGATAGAATAAATAATGAGGTATGGGAAAGTGTACAATATATTGCTCAAGACATGGGGCTTAGTAAAAAATAAAATTAACTAAAATTAAATAAAATGAAAATAAAAATAAAAACAAAAGAGTTAGCAAGGAAACTAACGAACAATAAATTAAAAGAAATATATGGTGAAGAAGCAGTATTTGAAGATAACTATGATGAATTTTATGGTAGAAAATATAGAAAGGGAGTAATGGATGATGCAAGAAAATACTTTGATTATTACTTTAATGAAATAAGAGATAAGATCGCCTACCCATTTAAAGAGGGGGATACTTATTACACTATTGAAAACAACGAGGTTATTAAGAGTTGTTGGGATGATATTAGCGAGGAATTATATAGATCTAACCCTGACAAAAGACTATTTGAAAAAGAAAGTGTCGCACTTATGTATATGGTACAAAGTAAAAAACAATAAGTAATGATAGTTTTATCTACCCTAATGTGTTCTGGATGGATTCCAGATGGATTAGAACTACCAATATTTCTATTATTAATATTATTAATATATCTAAAAATAAAACTTTAAAACATGAAAGCAAACGAACAAATTATAATGAGAGCAGTATCAATAGTATGTGGTGTTCCCCCTGATAAAATAGTACGAAAAGGAAGATCAAGCAGAAGGCAAGACATAGTAATAGCAAGACAAATGTTATGTAACCTACTATTTGAAAGCTACAATTATACTTATTATCAAATACGAGATGTGATAGGTTATAAAAATCATGCTTCATCTATTCACGCAAGAAATATGCACAAACAAGATGTTTTATTTAATAATAGTTATAGAAAGTCGTATAGCAAAATAATGTCAAAACTAAATATAGCTATTAGTAGTGAAAAAGAAATAAAAGACGCATACGAGGATCTAAAATTAGAGCATGAAAAAGCCAACAAGCTAATAGAAATGCTTAGAGAAAGATTGAAGTTAGAGGAGAAAGCAAAAGATAAGTATCAACAAAAGTTAATAACTTTAAGTAAAAAATATTGTCTTGACTATCGTTAATGTAAAGAATCTTGTATATATTTGTAAATATAATTTAATTTAATTTATTATGACTAAGCTAAAAACAATCAATATTAAAGGAAAAGAGTATGTAGAAGTCAATGAAAGACTTAAATACTTTAGATCAAATTACCCAAACTTTTCATTAGTTACAGAAGTATTACAATGTACAGAAGAGCATTGTGTTATGAAAGCAACTATATTAAATGAGCATGGGATAGCAGTAGCAACAGGACATGCACACGAAACAAAAGGATCAAGTTTTATAAATAAAACATCTCATGTTGAGGTGTGTGAGACATCTGCTTGGGGTAGGGCCTTAGGAAACTTTGGTATAGGTATAGACTCATCTGTTGCCTCTGCTGATGAGGTAAATAACGCAATACAAACACAAGGATCTTCTGGTGTACCTAAACTTAAAAATAAACCAACAGATAAAAAAAAGTTAAACACAAAGCAGTTTAATGCAATGATGGAACACATTAGGGATGGACAGGCATTACTTGTTTCTCAAAGAATGAATAGTTATTCATTAACAGAGAGTCAAAGAAAATTATTAGAAGTAGAAATACAAAAACAATCATAAATTATGGACTTTAAAAAACACATAGAATTATTTAAAAACGATACTGAGTATTATGGGGACAAAAACTTTATAACGAGTTCTCAACTTGGTAAATTAAACCAATCTCCTGCAAAGTTAGAGTATTACAGATTATATGGACAGGATGATACAAACGCCTTGTTATTTGGTAGGGCTTTTCATATGAATGTACTTGAAAGAGAGAAATTTAAGGAAGATGTTATTGCTTATGAAGGGGCAACAAGAAGAGGTAAGGCATGGGAGGAATTTAAGCAAGAGAATGAGGGTAAAACAATAATAACAAAGGGAGAGATGAGAAATGTAACCATCATGAGAAATAAACTACTATCTATACCTAGAGTAGCAGATCTACTTAGTGGTGGAGTAGAAGAATCAGTTAGTTGTTGGCAGGATAGCGATACTGGAGTGTTTTGCAAAGGAAAAGCAGACTATATTAAGAATGATAATGGTAGAAAGATAATAGTAGATATAAAAACAACGCAAGATCATAAAGAGTATGCCTTTAGAGGATCTTGTAATAAGTATGGATACGATAGACAATCTGCCTTTTATTTAGATGGCTTTGAGGCAGATGAGTTTTGGTTTATAGTGATAGAAAAAACAGAGCCATTTGATATAGGGGTTTATATGTGTAGTGATGAGTTTTTAAATAGTGGTAGAGATAAATACAAGGGACTTCTAAATGTTTACAATGAGTACTTTATAAAACAAGATAAAGAGATTACAGATTATTATATAGAAACAATACTTTAAATTTAAAATATGAGCCTAAAACAAGAACTAAAAGCGAGAAAGATTACGCAACAAGAGTTGTCAGACCACATGTCTGTTTCTCGCCCAACGATTTCAAAAAAGATTCATTCTCCAGATACCTTTACAGCACAAGAGATTAGATTAATCTCAGAGTTACTAAGGGTAGATGAAGTGTGGGCTTTTTCGAATTTATTCAGATAATTACTAACTAAAATTTTTTAAAAATGTCAGAAAAAAAAGAGACAATTTATTGTGGAAATGGTAAAGAAGTAAAATTTGATGATGGAGGAACTATCGTCAATGCAACCATCCACCTAGACAAAATCAGAGATCATGTCTATGAATACGAGGGTAATAAATATGTAAATATTACAATCGCAAGAAATAGAGATGGGGCAAATGAGTATGGTAAGACTCATCATGTCAAGATTAATGATTTTAAACCTGAGCCTAAAAAAGAAAAGGCTGAGGAAAACTTACCATTTTAATTAAATTAATAATTAAGGGGGTGCTCCTTATAAGTGGATTAGGCTATTCCCATAGGTACGTGTAGTTTTTCATAATTTCAAGCACGTGAGAGCCCCCTTTTTTTAAAATAAAACTATGCTTATAAAAGTAAACAAGGACTCTTTTATAGAGAGTTCAAAAATAGATCAGTATTATTTAGATGGTAAAACAATAGTGTTTTATATATCATCAAGAGAGCATAAGGAAATATACCCAACAGAAAGTTTTGCCATGGGTGTATTTAAAAATATAGCGAACTCCTTTAGGGACGCAACAAATGAAACTATTGTATTAAAGCCTAGTGAAAAGATATTATCAGAAAAGAAAGATATGTTTGAGGACTTTTGGATCAAGTATGATAAGAAAATAAATAAAGATGATGCCTTTAAGAAGTGGAAAAAGTTGTCAATGGTAGATATGAAAGAGGCTTTAAAGATGGTAGACTCTTATGTAAAATCAACACCAGATAAACAATATAGAAAAAACCCATCCACTTGGATATACCAAAAAGCATGGAGAAATGAAGTAATAGGAAAAGCAGAGCAATTAAAAGCAACTTATACAAAACCAAAATATACAGATGTCAGTAGATAATAGCCAAATAGAGAGAACATTAATAGGGAAATTAATTATTAACCCTCAGGATTACTATAATAATCATAGCTTGCTTAGTCCTGATATATTTAATAACCCTAAAAACAAAAGGATATACACTTATTTATCTAAAGAGTTAGAGGATGGAAATAAAGTTGATCTGGTCACTCTTTCAGAGAAAATATCTAAAAATGGGGAAGACTTAACTACTGATGTAGCTAGAATGATTAGTGAGGATGCGTATTTAGAGACTCAGGCACTTACTTGTATACTTGTCTTGAATCAAAAAAAGAAAAAAGAACAACTATTGAGTCTTAATAATCAGATAACAGACATGTTAAATAGAGATGATGATCTATTTGAGATAATAGAGTATGTAGAGGAGCAAGTTGGAAAGATAGGTAATGTGTCTAAAGATGAAATAGTTAATGTAAAAGAACAACTTGGTGGATTATTGAAAGACATTGAGTATAAAATGAATAACGAAGGGCTGAATGGTATTACAACAGGATTTAACTCTATAGATAAATTCACAGGTGGTTGGCAAGAAACAGATTTGGTTATTATTGGTGGTGCTAGTTCCATGGGAAAGACATCACTGGCCTTGGCTTTCGCTTTTAATTCTGCCTTTATTGGTGGAAGCCCCACCTGTTTGTTTTCTTATGAGATGAGTTCCAAACAACTACTTAGTAGATTAATATCATCTGATACTGGTATAGATAATAAATGGATATTAAAAGGTACACTAGATCAAAGTGAGATGAGTAAAATACATGAGAGTGTAGGAAGGATAGAAGAAACACCACTTTATGTAGATGAGTGCTCATCATCTTCTTTGAAATATTTAATAAATAGAATTAGACAATATGTAATAACAAAGAAGGTTAAGTTGTTTATGGTAGATTATCTACAGCTAGTTACTAACGATAAAAGAGGAAGAAGTAGAGAGCAGGAGGTTTCAGAAGTTGCACGTTCACTAAAGAATATAGCAAAAGAACTTAATATAACTATCATTGCATTATCCCAACTTAACAGAGGTGTAGGACAAAGATCAGAGAGTAGGCCAACTATAGCAGACCTAAGAGAGTCAGGAGAAATAGAACAAGCTGCAGATATGGTTGTCCTTGTTTATAGGCCTGAATACTATGGTATAAAAGAAGATGGAGATGGACAAAGCACAGAGGGTTTAGCTGAAATTATATTTGCTAAAGGTAGAAATGTAGGCACAGGAGTATTAGGATTAAGATTTCAAAGAGAATTAACTAAGTTCCATGAAATACAAAACTAAAGAGAAAAAAGCCATAGACATGGCAAGAGGGAAAAGGGCAGAAAAAAAGTACGCAAGTATTTATAACGATAATATTGTAGAGTGGCCAACAGAAAAAGAGGACATACAAGAACACTGGGACGTTAAGATAGGTGGAAAAAAAATAGATGTAAAAGCCATAAAGAAAAGTGATGAGAATATACACTTTGTAGAGTTTAGAAATGTTCAAGGAAAAAAGGGATGGTTGTATGGTGACGCAGATGGATTTGCTTTTGAGACAAAAGATTATTGGATAGAGGTTAAGAAAGAAGATTTACAAGACTTTATACACAAAAAATGTATAGACAAAAAAGTAGGATGGGGTGTATACGAATTAGGATCAAGGCCAGGGGCTAAAGATTTAATAACTAAAGTTAAGACAATAGATTTATGTTATATAGGTAAAATAAAGAAAAAATGAAAAAACAGATATGGCATTTAGAGGTTGGTTACAAGTGGAGGAACATAAGGATGGTAAAAGGAATTGAGAAACCAACAAAAGAATTTAAAAAAGGAACATTTACTACCTGTAGTATTGGGGACACTGTAGAGGAATTAGATAATAATGGTTACCTAAAGAATTGTATAGGTAAAGAAGTAAAATCCTCTACAAAAGTAGAGATAATAATAACAGACATCATTTGGAGAAAGGAGGCAGGAATGAGTAATGACGTTTATTAAATACATCCATAGCTCAACTGGATAGAGCAACAACCTTCTAAGTTGTAGGTTCTAGGTTCAAGTCCTAGTGGATGTACAATGGTGATTAAATGCACCAGATTATGTTTAACTAAATTTAATTTAATATGAAAAACACAATTTTTTTAATGCTATTAGCCTTGTCGTTTCAAGGCTTTGCACAGATCGACTCAGGAGTATATACCTCTAATGAAACTTGGACATTCGAATGGGATGAACAAGGTTATGAGGGTGATGGAAGGCTCATGGATGAAGACCCTTTCTTTATAGAATTTAATGACCATGGATTTAGATTATATATGGAAGAGGGTGATATTGGAGAAATGTTTCCAGCTATGTATGTTAAAAACATGGATGGATGGGACATATACTGTATTCACCCTGATGAAAGACTAGAGTATAAAGATGGTCACATTGTTTGGTTTTATAATTTTAATAATGAAACTGGGTACTACAAGAACTCAACTGAATTTAAAAACGTAAAAAAAACAAAGTAATTCATAGTGAAAAAGAAAGGTAGAATAAAAAATGTAAAGGCCACTAGTGTTGATGGTATTAACTATAGATCAAGGCTAGAGGCTTTTACTTCTATTGAGCTCAGGAGGGCAGGTATAAAATTTAATTACGAAAAAGAAAAGTTCTTACTAATGGACAAGTTTGTTTATGAAGGAGTTTCTATAGAAAAAAGAAAGAAGAAAGGTAAGTTAATTTATGACCAAGCCTTCAAGTCTATTCGTTCAGTCACATATATACCTGATTTTACTAACCTAAAAGATGGCTGGATTATAGAGGTAAAAGGTTTAAAGTCTGATGTGTTTAATTTAAAATGGAAACTTTTTAAACAATATCTTGTTAAAAACAACCTAAATTACGAACTTTACATGCCTGGTAGTAAAAAACAGGTTTTACAAACTATTAAAATGATTAAAGAAAAAAATGGGAGTACTAGATAAAATATTTGGTGGTGGAGCAGGTAAGCTGGTTGAATCAGTTGGTGGTGTTCTCGATAACTTGAGCACATCCAAAGAGGAGAAAATGGATGCCAAAAGAAAATTAAAAGAGATCGTTCAAGCACATGAGGCTGAGATGGAAAAAAACATTACTGCAAGGTGGCAAGCTGATTTACAACATGGTAACTGGCTTACAAGGAGTATAAGGCCTATAGTTCTATTAACTTTATTGATTTCAACAATACTTCTTGTGTTCATTGACTCAGGGACAATAGACTTTCATGTGGATGATAAATGGAAAAGTTTGCTTGAAATTTGCTTGATAACCACTATTGGTGCATATTTTGGATCTCGTGGCCTCGAGAAGATTAAAAATACTAATAATAAAAATAAATAAAATGACAAAAGAAATTAAAATTGAAGACAATATAATTAAAGAAGTATCTGAAATTAGAGGCGAGGTAAACACAATGGCCTTTAACTTTGGTAAATTAAGGTTAGAAAAGAT